CATTTTTAGATAACTCTGGCGACATTATATTAGACGCCGTACTCACAGATGTGGGTAGAAAGAGAATGGCTGCTGGTAACTTCAGAATCACCAAGTTTACTCTCGGTGATGATGAGATTGACTACAGTCTGTATAACAAAGATCATCCATCTGGTTCCGCTTACTACGATCTGGAGATTTTGCAAACACCGGTCCTTGAAGCGTTTACCCAGCAAAATGCTGCAATTAATTATGGTCTTGTGTCTTATGCTAGACAAGACTTACTGTACATTCCCTCTGCTACAATTAACGAAAAAACCTTCAACCCAAGAATCGCATCTCGTTCTACAAGCAAGAACGTCTTCTTCTTGGCTGATAACACAAAAACAAACGCTTCCGGCGTACCAACAAGCAAAGTTATGACCGCTACAGACAGCGTTCCCGAAGCAAACATTTTGATTAGTTCGGACACTGCTGGTAGGTTTATTATGATTGAGACTGGAATTGATAGCACAGATCTTGCTGCCTCTTCAACAAACCAAGCAACATACATTACCTCTGTTGGTTTAATGGATAGTGGTTTCATGGTTAGGTTTGATAATAGATTTATTCAAACTGTCTTGGGAGCAAACTCAGGCGGACAGTTTTCAAATGGTACTCAGCAAGGAGCAACCCTTCAGGTCTCACTTGGTGGCTCTGGAAACACAAGAAGATCTCCTTCACTGAAAAACTACAACGAAGCGACTATTGGAGCCGCAGTAAACAGAGTGTACTCTAACGTCGGCACAACCGGCACCACTGTAGATTCCAGTACTCAGTATTCAGCAGTTACAGGTCCACGCGGCGCCTTCACTGCACTAAACTTTTTGATTAGAGGCGATATTACCCAAACGGACTATGTTAAGTTTGGTACAACTTCTAACGACCTTTTCGGCAGCGGACAATTGTATGACTTTATTGATACTACTGTCTATGTACAAGGACTTGCAAGTAACGCCAATATCCAGTTGCCTATCAGAATTATCAAATTGGCTCAGACATAAACGGAGAAAATGAATGCCTGTTTCTTATGAACCCTTAAACGTAAACACAGATGTAACAACAACTAAGACGATCCTTCATGAGGTCATCCCCTTAACAGGTACAATCATCAACAGTGGTACGTATAACAACGAAAACATCAAAAACTATACACACGGCATGTTCCAGTCTGTATATGACTATCCATATTTAAGTTCTTCTGCAAACCATATCTTTGATATCACATGTGGATACGACGAAAGTTCAGCACTTTCGGCATCTACAAACGTGCAGAACAGCAAGAAAATTAATATGTACAACCAGTTCTCTCAAGTTCTGCTTGGCTACACTGGTTCTGCTAACACGGTTAGATTGTTTGAGAATGACCTGAAGTTGGATCAAACAGGTTCGATGAAAAACGTCATGGTAGTTTCATTCTCGCGTTTGATTACCAAAGACCAAATCAAGAAAGGCACCTTCTCACTTCAATTAGGTACCGGTCCCTGGGGCGACAGGCACTCTGAGACAGTCACTCTCCAAGATATCAGTGCATCAACAAACGGCGACGGCACCACAAACACAATCGGTGGCGACTACGGTGTTCTTTATGCGACTTCCGGACTTGCTACTGGTTCTGTTCACGGTAACGCTCATGGTGTTATTTTCTATCAAGCAGGTATTGCAGTTATCTCTTCGTCAGTTTTTGATATGTCGGCATCTACTGGCTACGGTCAGTTCGCTTCTGGGGCTGCGACCGCATTTACGTCTTCTCTTGGTCCTGCTCTTGGTTGCTCCGCTTCGATCGCTACCGGTTCTATCTCAAGTTCCGCTGATGCACTGAGAGAAAGAGTTACAAACCTTACGTTCAACAACTCGACAGAGATAAATTCAACGATCTATTTCTGTAGACTTCCAGTCAACAAGTTCAACTACAGCGCAAACCCAACATATCTTTCCGCTAGTAAACTTAGAGTCAAGAATGAGGCAGGAGACTTACCTGTATCATATGTGACTACTGTTGGTCTCTACAACGCACGTAACGAACTTCTGGCGGTTGCTAAGTTGTCTGAGCCGCTCAAGAAGACCCCACAAAACGAGTTGACGATCAGAGTAAGATTGGATTACTAAAAATGTCTTTCCGTAAGTTTGGCCCAAATGATATTGTGCTGAACACAATGAGGGCATTTCCACAAGTACGCTTTGACGTGTATAACTTCAAAGTATACTACAATAACACGCCGCATCAATCGGGTGCCTTCTCGGATAATATACTTGGTATGTCGTCAAGTTTACCGGGCGCCACTCGCTCAGGTACTGACGGCGGCATCAGTCTGCACGAATATAATATAGATCGCAAAGGAACAACTACGTTACAACCTGATGGAACATTGATAACAACTGGACAAAACCCGCCGATAATTCCATATATCACAAAAGATTCTGCTCGTGCCTCATTCAAAACCGTTGGTAAAACAAGTTACAACAATGAATTTCGCTATGGAGACACGCTGTATTCAGATTATCCGCTGACTGCGTCTATAACGCGAGAGTTTATGTACCCTAACGCAGGTGCAAGAGAGTCTGTTTATAATACGTTTGATAGCGATAGAGAATTTTTAAGCGGTGGTGCTCCAGTATATCGTCATTTCTATGCACTCAAAAACAGACTTGATAGTTATGGTTACATGAGTCAGCATTATGTTGTTTCTTCCTCTCTTGGTTGGAACAAGGCAGAACAAACAATCAACATGATCAGCATCCCATCTATATTCTATGGCTCAAGAATACAGGAAGGTTCCGTATCTCTTAGATATTATGTTAGCGGAACACTGCAAGCAGAGTTAAGAGACGCAAAAGAAAACGGAGAGTTGATACAGTACTCAGGAACTATGTCTTCTGCAAACGATGGAGACGTAGCGGGTGTGGTACTTTATAACGAAGGTATCATTCTTCTTACGGGTTCTTGGGAAATAAATGACCAAGAACTGCCGTTAATTGATGGCGCCACCGGTGGAGATGTGGTAACTTCAAAGTGGATTTACTTCGGTGTCGGCGCTAATGATATTATTAAACCAAATGTGATCAACGCCGATTTTGCTTCAGCATCATTCGAGATATTGTTTAACGGACAGACCGAGACACAAGTTCAAACAATGTTTGCGCACGCAAGAAGAGGCGAAGTAAACTACTCAAACAACCCAACGTTCTTACAGTATGGTCAGGATCAATTGTTTACAACAAGTTCAATGGTATACGAAGAGAACCCAAACAGAAAAATAAAGAACACGGTGTCTTCTAGTTTCGCGACATTCGATGCGCCTTTCAAAAGACAAGTATACATTTCCAGAGTCGGCATATACGACAAAGACAAAAACCTCATTGGAGTCGCAACGTTAGCCGATCCGATCTTAAAAGAAGAAGGTGATGATTACACCTTTAAGTTGAAGTTAGATATATGAAAATACCAATAATAATAGTTTCCCCAAAGTTCACAAAAGCAGTATCATGGGTTGTTGATGTAGCAGCCATAACACTGTTTCCATTTATTATCAGCAAAGAAGAGATGTCGGAAGACACTTTGCGACACGAAAGCATACATATTGCTCAACAAAAAGAGTTACTTGTGATATTCTTTTATTTGTTATATGGTTGGGACTACTTGAGAGGCTTCATGAAACACAAAGATAAAGAACTGGCTTATCGCAGGATCCGCTTTGAGCAAGAAGCGTATGCACAAGAAGCAAACAAAAGTTATTTAGAAAACAGAAAACCATATAGTTGGCGTAAATACAAGGTATAAAATGGTTTTAGGAATAGATGTAAGCACAAGCATTACAGGCTTTGCTGTTGTCGCAGATGGTCAGTTGGTTCATTATGACTCAATTGACCTGAGAAAGCACAAAAATGTTTTTGATAAAGCAATAGCAATGAAAGAAAAGATACTAGACTTATACGAGATGTATCAACTGAGTAATGACGAAGACTATTCAGTTGCTCTTGGGGAGTCAAAATATCCAATACAGCACATTTACATCGAACAGCCATTCACATTCTTTAACTCTGGCGGCTCTTCTGCTGCAACAATGGCTACGTTACAGAAGTTTAACGGCATTGTTTCTTGGATTGTGTATGAGGTGTTCGAGATTCGCCCAGAATACATCGGAGCGACTGCTGCCCGTAAGGAGGTCGGCATTAAAGTTCCGAGAGGTCAGAAGGCAAAACAAGTGGTGTTAGAACACTTATTAGAAAACGAGCCGGCATTTAAAATAGAATATACCAAGCAAGGCAATCCAAAGCCAGAGTCTTACGACAGAGCAGATGCAATTGTGATAGCACACGCTGGATATAAAACAGAAACAAAAACTTCTTGACAGCACAGCCTTTGTGTGTTATAGTTTAAGTGACTTTTCATCAGTAGGAGAAAAAATGAAAGTACAAAATGGAAATAGTGTTAGTGTCCACTATCGAGGAACACTTAGTGATGGTACTGAATTTGACAACTCGAAGACTAGAGGACAAACTCTTAATTTCCAAGTTGGTTCAGGACAAATGATTGCCGGTTTTGACGCCGCGCTTGTTGGTATGTCTATCGGAGACGTAAAGAGCGTTAGTTTGAGTGCCGACGAAGCATATGGGCAACACCAACCAGAGGCAGTGCAACCAGTTCCACGAGGAGCATTCCCACCAGAGTTTGAGTTTTTGGTTGGCGAAGTTGTCCAAGGCAACGGTCCACAGGGTCCATTTCTCGCTAGGATCTTGGAGGAGCGCGAAGAAGAGGTCGTTCTTGACTTCAACCACCCACTTGCGGGCGAAGATCTCAACTTTGAGATTGAACTTTTGGCGGTCAATGGCAGCGAAACCACTGACACCACTTGGAATCCAAGTATGAAGAAGGCTGAACTGCTCGATGTAGCGAAGGGTCTTGGGCTTGATGTTAACACCAAGTCTACAAAGGCACAAATCATCGAAGCACTTGAAGCACAATAAACGTAACAATCTGCTGCAACCGCGAGCGCCTCTCTGATGTTTACACACGGAGGGGCGCTTTTACTTGACACCACTTTGAGTATGTGATTTAGTAAGAAAATTAGTATTTTATGGGTTTGTGATTGCTATTTACTACTGAGAGGTAATTATGAAAAAATCAGTTATATGTGGCATTTATATGATTCGCAATAAAAAAAATAATAAAGTTTACATTGGAAGTTCCAACGATATTGCACGCCGATGGCGCCATCACAGGTCGTGCTTAAAGCGCGACACCCATGTTAATGCACATTTGCAACGTTCTTACAACAAACATGGAAAAGCAGCATTTGAATATATTGTTTTAAAGGAAGTGGTTCAGAGGGCGCTTCTGGAGGAAGAAAAGAAGTTTTTAATTTTACTTGACGCAGTGGTTCCAAGTGGGTATAATATTTCTAATGAACCTATTGCGCCATTTACTGGTAAAAAACATACTAAATGTGCTCGAAAAAACCAAAGCACTAAAAACAGCGGACAGCAAAATTATTGGTATGGTAAAAAATTAGAAGAAGAACATAATAGAAAAATTAGCAAGAGCAATAAAAGATATACCGATACTGAAGAAAAGAACTTTTATCTTCGTTATGAAAATGGCGAAACCCTTCAAGAAATAGCAAACGAACAAAAGGTCCACCCAACGACTATCAGGAGAGCAATCGATCGATACGAAAGATTTAAAGAATATTATGAAAAACAAGAAAGCTGCTCTGAAGATACTCCGTCAAGTTCTGGGACCCGATAAGATAACATCAAAAGATGAACATTATTTTAAATGCCCTGCGTGCGATCACCACAAGCGTAAATTCGCTATTAATTTCACTAAAGGTGCTTATCATTGTTGGGTTTGCGATTATCGCGGTCGTAATATTAGGCGCGTTGTTAGAAGTTATGGTTCGTATAACCAACTACAGAAATGGGACTCAATATCGGAGCGAAGTGATCTTGAAAAATTTACTGAACTCTTTATGGAAACAGAGCGTACAGAAGACAAAAGCAAAGTGGAACTCCCAGAAGAATTCACAAGCCTCTGCAAAGACTCCATCCCAGCCACCGGCACATATGCGCTCCGATATCTCCAAAAGCGAGGAGTAACAAAAGAAGATATTCTCAAGTGGAAGATCGGCTTCTGCTTTAGTGGAGAATATCGCAACAGAATTATTATACCTTCTTTTGATGCAGATGGCGACTGTAGCTACTTTATCGCCAGATCCTATACAGGTGATAGCTACAAGTATAAAAACCCGCCAGCGTCAAAAGATGTGGTGTTTAATGAACTATTTATTGACTGGAATAAAGACCTAATACTGGTCGAAGGAGTATTCGATGCCGTGGTTGCAGGAAATGCCGTCCCGATACTTGGCTCAACTTTACGTAAAGGATCAAATCTCTTGCGTCAAATCGTCAGAAATGACACCCCGATCTACATCGCCCTTGACCCAGACGCAGCAGAAAAAGAACGCCGGATTATTAAAATGCTGTTGGAGTACGATATCGAACTTTATAAGATCGATGTTTCGGGCTACGAAGACGTAGGCTCAATGCCCAAACAAGTGTTTGAGCAAAGAAAGAATAACGCAACCTTTATCGAGAGTGATAACTATTTACTGCTAGACTTATTGTCTGCGGTATAAAGATGCCTTATTACAAGCGAAATGAAAAATGCACCAACGCTTCTGGTGAACCCGGTAGTTTCGTGACCATCAAGAAAGACGGTGGAAAACGTCAGTGCTGGAAAAATAAAGCAGCCTTTGAGAGAGCCCAAGCCGCTAGACACGCCAAAGGAGTTGCAGAAAGAACAATGCGCATTACAGAGTCAAGGTTAAGAGAGATCATTCGCGAAGAAGCGGAGATCAGATATTTAAAGCAAACAATTTCCGAAGTAATTGATGAAATGAATCTAAACCTGACGCAAGAACAACGTCAGTTATTAGAAGAAGACATTATAGACTCACTTAAAAAGGCAGCAAGAAAAGCAAGACTACCTCTTTTGGTTATGGCTGCGTTAGCATTTGGAAGCCAAGTAGCAGCAGACCTCCAAGACTACGAGGGTGTGGGCACCACAGTAGCGGCAGCACAAAAGATCAGCAATGCTATCAATGCTTCACAGAACATTTCCCAAGCACGTGCAGACGCTATCGAAAAGGCAATTGAAGCCAGTGCTCGTGAAGGAGAGATCTCTGCCGACCTGCAAAAAGGTGTCAGCGCAGATACCGCTAAGGACATCGCGATGGACCGCTTAGAGACAGAGTTTGTACAGAAAGGCGCAGTAAAGAGCACCGGGCAAGCACAAGCAGGACCCGGCGGAGCCCAGTATTTGGTTTTCGTACCATACGACTCATTACCCGATGGATACAAGGACACATTTACCAGAGGTGCCGAAAAAGAGGATCTCAAGCAATACTACCAGACAATGGATATACAAGATCTCAAAGACTTAGTTACTGACTTTAATTCTTGGGGCTCAGAAGGCTCGGGACAGTTCTATGATTCTGAAGTAGGCAAGCTTCTTCCTGCATCTTGGTCTATCGCATACAAAGCACTTCAAGATAAGACTGCCGAACGCGGCGCCAAAGGCAAAAGTCTTGCGAAAGAAAATGCTTGACAGCCACATTTGGTAGTGATATGTTAAAAGCGTAAGGAGGGACTTATGCAGAGTTATATTTTTAAAATACTAATTCTTCAAGTCAGTGTTCTATTAATTAGTTTTTGCAGTACCCTCTTTTTATGCAAAGCAATTAGTTAGGAGAGTTTGTGAGCATCAAGATCGCGCACGTATCGGACATTCACGTCCGCAAATTAAAGTACCATAAGGAGTACCGAGCAGTATTCGAGCAGTTATATGAAAAGCTGCGAGAAGAAAAGCCAGACATTATCGTAAACACAGGCGATACCTTCCACACAAAGTTGGATATGTCGCCCGAAGCAATTAAGATGATGAGTGATCTATTCGTAGACTTAGCAGACATTGCGCCTTACCATATGATCCTCGGCAACCACGATATGAATTTAAAGAACAGTGGTCGTCTTGATGCTATTTCGCCCATCGTAGAATATCTTAATCATCCAAACATTCACTTCCACAAGTATTCAGACGTTGTGGAGGTTGCTGATGGCGTTGATCTACATGTGTTGTCTATTGTTGATCCAGAGAACTGGAAAACAGAACTACCGCAAGACCGCGTAAACATCGCGCTTTATCACGGTTCTGTTGTTGGGTCTGTAACAGACAGCGGTTGGATGATGACGCACGGCGACATCTCGCTTGATGAACTTGAAAAGTATGACTATGCATTGCTTGGAGACATTCACAAGACAGATCAAAAGGTAGATAACGACGGCAGAGCAAGGTATCCCGGCTCGCTTGTGCAGCAAAACCACGGAGAGTCTAACGACAAGGGCTATCTTATTTGGGACATCCAAGATAAGAATGTGTGGAACACGCGACATGTTTCGCTTGTAAACCCAAAGCCGTTCATCACTATCGAACTTACTCGCAAAGGCAGGATGCCGAAGAACACAGAGATACCAACAGGTGCTCGTTTGCGGTTAGTTAGCAACAACAACCTACCACTAGACGTAATGCGCCGTGCAGTTGATATTGCAAAGCACAGGTTCCAGCCAGAGACTATATCGTTTCTTAACAGAGCGTCAGGTGAGCGTGGTTCTGTTGAGGCTTTGACGGATGAACTTGGTAACGATAACCTTCGCGACGTTGCAGTGCAAGAAGAACTTATCGAAGAGTATTTGGTAGACTATGAAGTTCCAGAAGCGACAATGGAAAAAGTCTTTGAACTAAACAGAAGATACAATAAGATCGTAGAGGACAACGAAGATGTATCAAGAAATGTTAATTGGCGCCTTAATAATTTTGAGTTTGATAATTTGTTTAATTATGGCGACGGCAATAAAGTCAATTTTGAAGAGTTAAGCGGCATTGTCGGCATCTTTGGAAAGAACTTCTCAGGTAAGTCGTCTATTATTGATGCGATCTTGTGGACGATGTTCAACTCTACATCAAAGAACGAGCGTAAGAACTTAAACGTTATCAACCAAAATAAAAACTATGCTTCCGGCAAAGTTCAAATTGATATCGGAGAAAAGACTTATACTATTGAAAGAAGATCCGATAAGTATACAAAGCGACTTAAAGGCGAAGAAACACTAGAAGCCAAGACAGATCTAAACTTTGAAGTTTATGATAATGTAATGGGAGAAACTCAGTCTCTAAACGGCTTGACTAGGACACAGACCGATGCAAATATTCGTAAGCATTTCGGTACGTTAGACGACTTCTCTGTTTCTTCTTTGTCGTCCCAACACGGTGCCCTCACGTTTATTGACGAGGGCTCAACACGACGGAAAGAAATTATCGCCAAGTTCTTGGATCTAGAATTCTTTGAGCAAAAGTTCAAACTTGCAAAAGAAGACTCTGTTGATCTGAAAGGTGCTTTAAAGCGGATGGAAACAAAGAACTATGACGACGAGATAGAAAAGCATACGGAAGAACTACAAACCGCAAGAGAGTCATTAATTCAACAACAAGAAACTTGCGCAGCTTTGAAGAGCACACTAGCTACTTTAAATGAAGACTGCGGCAAAACACAAAAGATAATTGACTCTATTCCAGCAGAGATCATAGACATTGCTGCTATCACAACCGAGATCCGCAGCAAAGAAAATGAAATAACAGCGTTGGATATAAAGATCTCCGAAGACGAAGGAACATTAAAAACAAAGCAAGGTGTATATCAAAAGGTTGTTGCATTCTTAAATGAGTTTGAGTTAAGCAAGTACGAAGACTTACAAAAGCAAATAACCGAACACCAGTCAGAACTGAAAGCACAAGAAGACCTTCTCGATAAACTTCTAGAAGCACACAACAATATCTTGAAGAAAGAGAAACTTCTACACGAGCACGAATATGATCCAAACTGCAAGTATTGCTGTGATAATGAGTTTGTTAAGGAAGCCCACGAAGCCGTCGCACAAAAGAATTCTGTTGAGACACAGCAAGCACAAACATTAAACAACATCAGCAACATCACAAGCCAAATAGAAGCACTTGACCCAGTTGATGTCGGCAACCAACTTGATAGATACTCTCGGATGGAGGACAGCAAGAATACCATCACATCAGAGATAGCAGATCTAAACTTGGAGATAGAAAGAAACAAAAACTCTATTCACAAGATCGAGGCTTCACTAACCACTCTCCGAGCCAAGAGAGATGAATATGAAGAGAACAAAGAAGCAATTGAAAACCTTGAAACGCTATTGTCTCAATTGAACGAATGTCATTACAAGATCAAGCAAACAAATAATGAGATCGATAAGTGTGAAGTAGCAACGCTTGACTTTGTAAAAGCAGTTGGCTCTCTTGAACAAAAGGTAGAGAACATTCGAGAGCAAAAGAAAGAATACACAGAACTACAACGAGAGTTCTCTGCATATGATTTGTTTATGCGCTGCATGCACTCAAACGGTATTGCATACGACATTATCAAGAAAAAGATACCCGTCATCAACTCCGAGATAGCAAAGGTGTTAGCAAATATTGTAGAGTTCGAGGTGTTCTTCGAAGCATCAGGAAACAAGTTTGATATCTTCATTAAACACCCGCGTTATGATGAGCGTCCCATTGAAATGGCTTCGGGTGCAGAGAAATCATTGTCTGCAATTGCGATACGTCTTGCGCTTCTAGGTGTATCGTCGCTACCAACTGGTGATATTTTTGTGTTGGATGAACCCGGAACTGCATTAGACGAAGAAAACATGTCCGGCTTCATTCGGATTTTGGAATTGATCAAAGTGTATTTCAAGAACGTTTTGTTGATCTCCCACCTTGATTCGCTCAAAGATTGTGTTGATATGCAAATTGTGATCGATAAGGTAAATGGCTATGCAAAAGTTGATGTTTGAGACTAATTATTGTGATGAAAAAATGTAACAAATGCGACAAAGAGAAAAGCAGCGCGCAATTTCACATTAAAAGAGCAGCAAAAGACGGCAGGGCATCTTTATGTAAGGAATGTGTTAGTCAACAAAAAAAGGATCACTACATAAACAATAAGAAACACATTAGTGAAAAAAAGAAAAGATATTATCAAGAAAATAATATGCTCCTTAAACAAAGACAAAAAGAGAATTATCGAAAAAACAAAGAACATATCTTGGAGCGCAATAGAGGATATTATTTTTTAAACAAGGACAAAATAATATCTCAAAAGAACTTCTATGAGCAAAACAGAAAGATGGTCGATACTGACTATAAGATCAGAAAGAGAGTGTCATGTGCCGTTCGTCAAGCACTGAGATCACAAAACACAGTTAAAGGCGGCAGCACCTTCGAGCACCTACCATATACTCCACAACAACTAAAAGAGCACATTGAAAACCAATTTGAACCTTGGATGACTTGGGACAATTGGGGCGAGTGGCACATTGATCATATTATTCCGCAATCGGCTTTATTGTATGATAGTTTAGAACACCCGAATTTTCAGAAATGCTGGGCTCTTGATAATTTGCGTCCTTTAAAGGCGGAAGACAATTTAAAGAAGAGCAATAAGATTATTTAATAACTATTTATTGCTAAATAGGAGAATAAAATGTCTGATAATGACGACCCTAACGAATTTTCGTTCCTGCCTCCCGCAGAGCCACCACCCTCCTTTAATCAGGAGAAAGACCACTATCACGAAGAAGTTGAAGCAGAAGATTTCGGAATGGTTGAGGACTTCGGATTACAGATGGAATATTCTGATGAAGATCTCCTCCCAGAAAACACTGCGCCTTCCTCTGTGAATGTGGGCTTTGTTGGCGTCGGCGGTGGAGGCAACAAAATGGCGAATGCGTTTATTGAATTAGGTTTCAATAAAACGCTACTCGTAAACACAACTGGAAAAGATATTCCAAAGAATGTTGAAGAGGATCATGTCGTTTTGATTCCTGATTCCGACGGAATCGGCAAGAATGTAGAATACGGAAAAGAGGTATTAGCACAAAATGGAGCAATTGTTGAAGATGCTCTCCGCATCAAACTTGGTAAAGTTGATTGGTTATTCGTCCTTGCTGGCGGTGGCGGTGGTACCGGTAGTTCTGTTACTGCTTTACAGCCTGTCTTTGAGCGTTACTTACGTTCTATTCAAGCAAGCGGTAGAGTCGTATATGTAGTTTCTTGGCCAACAGCACAAGAAAACCTCAACCCCACTATTGCTCGCAATGCCTTGACGCTCGCAAATGATGTTGCAAAGTATCCGCACATCATTCTCGACAATGAGCGTTCTACTCGTTTGCTTCGCGGCAGAATTGGTATGCTTGGTATGTATCCTGTCGCCAACACACAATTTGCTAAGTCACTTGCCCAAGTGCTTAAACTCTCCTCAGAGGACTCACCGATCCAATCTTTTGATAGTAAAGATCTGGAAACTTGCTTGGGCAATGACGGTCGTGCCTTTATGGGCTCAACCATGATAAAAGATCCAAACACTGGAAAGCTTGGATCGGTGATCCTTCACAACTGCATGAACCGTTCTGCGTGCCCTCCACCAAAGGGTAAGGCAGCCGCAGGCTCGTTGGTGCTGGTTGTCTCAGAAGAAATGGTAGCAGACCCCAAGGTCAGCAAGAATATTGAGTCGGCAATCGCTTATGTCGGCGGTCGATGCGAGACACTTTTTTCTGGCGTTTATGTGCGAAAGAATGTGCCCGGATTGATTGCGATACTAAGTATGAATGGTTTAGCAACATAGGAGATCCAAAATGAGAATCACGAAATCACAACTTAAACAGATCATTGCAGAAGAATTAAATGAAATGGGTACATTCCATAAAGGTGGGTTAGATTGGGACACCTTGGATCAAGAAACAAGTAACACCATCAGCCGCGTAATGGAAAGTTTCATTGCAAGACTCAGAAGAATCGACAACAAAGAAGCAAGATCAATAATGAAATCTATGCGCGAGTTGTTACAGCTTCCTTCCGATCAACAACAAGAGATAATGTCGGCGCTGACAAAGATGTTAGCAACTGACTCAGATCCCGGACAGGAAAGCTTTTAAACATAATAGGAGATTGTAATGGCTAGACGTAAAAACACAAGAAGATTTGATCCTCGTTATTTTATGGACGAGAAGACAGATATTATTAAAGAAGAAATTGAAGATCCTTATCTTCAGAAAAGTCCAGAACGTGCAGATGATCAACAATCATATGAAATGGCTATGGATGCATCCCGCCAAACGGTAATGGACGTATTTGGAGAAGATGTTGGCAGTATAGCTTGGGAACTTATCACAACAGCACTTTACGCCCAACCCGGCAGCTTTGAAGGTGTAATGCCTTTACATCAAGAAATTGCAGATTTGAAAGAATTATAGTATGAATGGATTAGCAACATAGGAGAACCAAAATGAATTTATGGAATACGATAAAGGGCTGGTTTTCGGCTCCTAGCGCTGATGAGTGCTGTGCAGAACCACACGAACACGTAGAGGCCGCAACAACCGAACCAACTATGGAAGCAACACCTGTGGAAGTTGAAGAGACTCCGGAGCCTGAAGCCGTCGCCGCCGTCGCAACTGTTGAGGCTAAGCAGCCACAAGCAGCCGCAAACCCAGCAATGATTGGCGAGATGTTTGCTCATATGTGCAGAGAAGCCGGCGTCAAGCAAAGATACTTAGACAGCACAAATGCCGTCACCTTATTCCAAGAGTGGTATACAGGTGAAGCAAACGAAGAAGACATTAAGGCAGCAATATCGGAGTTTAAGAAATTGAACCCACCGGTTAACGCCAAATTTCAAGGAAAAATATAATGCAAAAGTTATTTGAAGACTGGAGAAGGCACATCGACGAAGAGAACGTTGAGGAAGGTATTGAAAACATAACACCTGAAAACCTCACTATTGTTCTTGATGCGTTTGAGAAGTTTCTTAAAGAGCCAGCAGTTATGACCGCACTCTTGGGTGGTGGTATCGCCGCAGCAGTGAAAGTAATTGAAGACAAGTTCGGAACTACAAAGAGCCCAACTAGTCCAACTCGTCCTGCTGAGATGGACAGAACCTTGGAAGAACAAGAGAAGAACAACCCTTATGCTATTTGCACAGCATCTGTTGGTCGCGACGACAAGAAGAAGTACGAGAAGTGCGTTAGAGACGTTAAGAGACAAAACAGGAGCAAGTAATGATGGCGAAAGCAGAAGCGTTCATCGACTCTTGGTTAGCAAAGTTAACGTCCAGAAAACTGATGGTCTGGCTTACAGCGACCGGTCTTACTTTGGCTGGTCATGTAACAAGCGAAGACTGGGTTATTGTCTCGGCTATTTATATTGGCGGTCAAACGGTCATTGATGGAATAGCCCGACTTAGAGGACACAATGGTTAAAAAGCAAATACTAGAATTTGCATTGAAGAACTGGAAAGCAATACTCATAGTGTTGCTTTTAGTCGTTATAGCGATGAAGTCTCGCCGTGACTATGCCCTAATGCAAAAAGCATACGACACAAGGGTTCAGTCTTACGAAGCACAGATCGAAGGACTAAAAGAGATCCACAAACAAGAGATCCGAGAAAAACAAATATTAATTGAAAGTCATCTTGAAAGGATCGCTGTAATAGAAGAAGAATATGAACAAGCCCTTGGAACACTTGAAGACACAAAAGAAAAAAAGAAAGACGAATACACTAAAAAGTTCCATACCGACAAAGAGCAGATAATTAAAGATATAGAAGCAAAGTTTGGTATTAAGTATGCTCGTTAAATTACTATTAATGCTTTCAATGACTGCCGAAGCAACGGACTTAGGAAAGTTTACAATAGTAGAATACAACCAGCCAACACCATTTGCTGGCGTGCTGTTCGACGAATACGCAACAGCAAAAATATTATCAGACTACGACACTGCTTTATATGCGTGTGATATCAGAACAGAGTATCAGTTGAAGATCCAAAAAGAAGAATACGAATTTAAGTTGGAGAACCTGAGAATAGAAAAAGATGCATTAACAAAAGAATACAATTTGTTTATAATGCAAAAGAACACAGAGATAGACGCGCTTGCGGAAGCACTAAAAAAAACATCTCCCCAATACAAATGGTTGTATTTTGCTGGTGGGATCCTATTTGGTACTGCAAGTTCATACGCCGCATATAGAGCCCTTAAATGAATAAAGACCCTAACCGCATAGCAGCAGTTGAAAAAGCAATTGCAGAAAAGTATGGCGACGAAGCAATAGCCAACCCTCGCGCTAACTGGGATGAAGAAAGAGAAAAAGACTACCTACAACAAATGAAGGAGTTCTACAAAAAAGTTAACAAAAATGAAGGGTTCCAAGAGAAAATAGATATAAATGGTATAAAGGTTACAAAAAAACTACTTAATAGAGAATCTCTAAAAAGTTGTCCTGTCTGTGGGTCTTTCCCAAAGAAATCAATGGATGATGTCTGCTTCGTCAAATTTGATTGCTGCCATCGCTGCTACATTCAATATGTCGAAGATAGAGAAGAGAGATGGCTACAAGGATGGCGACCAAATGAAGATAAGCAAAGCGAAACTTAAACAAATCATTTTAGAAGAAATAAAAGAAGCATGCGGCGGACACATGCCGGCACAAATGCAGTCACCTTGCGCTGATGACCACGAGGCATCAATGGCTAAATCCGATTTATATAAGTTAGCAAACTACGCAGCAGAGTTGGAACAAATGATTCAAGACGGCGAAGAACTCGAAGGCTGGGTACAAGCAAAGATTACAAAGGCGGCAGACTACATATCTTCCGTCAAACATTATTTAGAATATGAAAAAATGGGTAATCTTCAAGAGCAAGAAGACGGACCTGGGCTCACCACTGGAACAATGTCTACAGCCGCTAGACAAAAATCGTCTCGCGAAAGAATTGCAAGCACAGGCGAAGAATTTTCACCACAAGAAAAAAGCATAGTAGATCAAATCGAAAAATTTCTTTCAGGTCTTGCTAGTGCTGAAGGTGTTGATTTAATGAGGCACAAGCCATTCCTTAATAGAATAATACAAATATTAGATAAACAAATAAAGCCAAAAATGAAACAAGGAGATCAAGAATAATGGCAACAGTATATGAAATAGTCCAAGGACTTTCACAAGCAGCAGCTAATGCATATGACGGCGCTTTGGATGAAAGCGGAGAGCCAGTAAAGGCAGGTCTCCAAAGAGAAGAGGGAGATCCCATTCTTGATAGAAGAGTCCTCGATGGTTTTAATGTTAGAATTTATGGAAACATGATGTGTCTTTCGTATATGTCCGAGGTTCAACTTAAAGAAGTTCATGAAAATGGTTTCGAGCAAGAAGTGGAGCAAAGAATTGCAGACATCGCCTCGTTCTTGAAGAAAGAATACAAAAAGATAACAGGCGAGTCAGTTAGCCTTACTGCTGAGGGCGAGGTTGATATGATGGTCCAATCTACTTCAAACGTTAGAAGTTGGGTTCAAGCAAAGATGCACTACAAGGTCGGCGGACTAAATGAAGAGATGGACAACGCTACTGGATCAAAAGCACCCGACGAATATTGGAAAAGTTTTATGTCCCAAGGCGGCTGGAACGGCGAAGGCGGAAAGCGTCCACAAAACGATACCAGAAAAAAGGAATCGTAAAATGAAAGTCACCGCTAACCAACTTCGCAAGATCATTATCGAAGAGTATATCAAAGAAGAACAATTAACTGAAGCAGATCCTAAAACAATCGAAGATCTTCTTAAGCAAATTCAAGGCGACAAATATCGTCCACCCGAAGAGCGTGATCCTGTGCGCTACAAGAAAAACTTTGGCGATACTGCCGCAATGGAAAAGCCGTTCCGCAAACAAGCCGATGATACGTTCGCTATGGATATGGACGACGACACAGCATCCGCGCCAGTTGCTGATGAGCCGGCAAGCCCAGAAGAACAAATTGCAGCCATCGTTAGTGGCATGGATGCAGAGGCTGTTGCCGAAATTTTCAATGCAGTTTTCTCTAAGATGCAACCAGATGAAGAGCCTGCACCCGAGACTCTTTACAGCCCCGGCGCAGAAGGCAGACCAGTTGCCGGTTTCAAACTTGAAGAACTGAAACAAATGATAAGAGAAATGCTAGCAGAAAATGTATGAGTTTCCAGTTAGACAGAAAACAACAAGTCAAAGAAATACTCAAGTGCGGTAAAGATCCCGTTTACTTTCTAAAAACCTATGCCCGTATATCTCACCCGATGCACGGGCTTATCTTATTTGATACATATGACTTCCAAGATGTCCTGCTTCAAGACTTCAACGATCATCGTTTTAATGTTATCTTGAAAGCACGTCAGTTAGGTATTTCCACTATTACTGCTGGATACATTACTTGGCTTATGCTTTTTCACAGAGATAAGTCTATTCTTGTTATGGCTACCAAGTTTGCTACTGCTGGTAACTTGGTCAAGAAAGTCAAGAACATTATGAAGAACTTGCCGCAGTGGATTCGTATTGCTACTATCTCTGTTGATAACCGCACGTCTTTTGAGTTGTCTAATGGCTCATCTATTAAGGCGGCATCGACCTCTGGCGATGCTGGTCGTTCCGAAGCACTGTCTTTGCTCGTGCTTGATGAGGCAGCACACATTGAAGGTCTTGAAGAGTTGTGGACTGGTTTGTATCCCACGCTGTCTACTGGTGGTCGCTGCATTGCGCTTTCAACGCCAAACGGTGTTGGTAACTGGTTTCACAAAACTTGCACCGACGCAGAAGCAGGCGCTAACAATTTTCATCTAACAACGTTACCTTGGGATGTTCATCCCGACAGAGACGAGGCTTGGTATAAAAAAGAAACCAAGAACATGTCCAAG